CCAGGATTCATACCATTCTCGATATTGGACTTATGAAACACTCCTAACTCAATATCAATGTTAATCCAATCAAACGCTCCCTTGTAAGAAGGAACACCATAAATAGGATTGTACCCATCCTTTTCATAAACCAACTGTTCATAATGGTCACGGTCTTTTCTGTCATAACCATAATAAGTTTCAAAATCACTTACTCTTGCTTTTGCCCAGTTGCCTTCAAAGTAATAATACTTCTTGACATCCTCCTCATATTTATCAGGAACTGCTTCTCTTAGATATTTAATATGAATTGGTTTATATGCTGCAATCTTTGTAAAGTCCTGATTCCATTTTACTAAGTAAGCAAATGCTCCTGTCAAAGAATAGTTGTCTGCAAGTTCATCAGTTAAATCTTGTAATTCATATTCTTCATAAGGATTCTGATTCAAATGTTTGTACTCTGCCTGAAGTTCTGAAGGCAGCATCTTTAAAACAGACAAACTTTCTTCTAATGTCTTTGAATTATTAATCAAAAATCCATCACCTGAAATCATTGATTGCTTAGTTTGCAAGATAGCTCCATGAATAGCTGAACTTTGACTTAAATATTCTAAATACTGTGGTGTTGAATCCGATTCTCCAAAAGGATACCATCTTGCTCCTTGCTTTATTGAAGTAGAAAAATAATCAATAGCAGTTTTTGAACTTCCACGATAATCAAACGAAGTAGCTTTTTTAGCAGGTTTTAAAGCCTCTTTTAAATTTAATAATATTTTATTCGTATAAGGCATAATCTTTTGAGTCTTGGTTAAATTTTGGTACTATTTGCTTTGGTATTGAAACACTTGACAATCCTATATAAACTTCTTCTAAACCTACTTTAGCAATAAAACTATGTAAGCCGTTATATTTAAAAGTAAATGCTGGCATAATGCCTCTAAATGATTCTGATGGTGAAGTATTCTGATTTACTAAATCAATCAAGACTGCCACTCCTGACAAATGATGAACAAAAGTAAAATCTAACCCATCAGCATTTGATACTGGGATTGTAAACTCTGAATCTATTGTATTGTCTATGTTTATCATTTTAATAAAAAAGGCTTCAGGCGAACGAAACCCAAAGCCTTTCATTTATTGTTTAACCAAAACAAAATCTAAGCATTAATAAATGCAAGTGCTCCTTCTTCAGTTACTTCATTTGCAAGTGAACCTTCTTCACCGATAAAAGTTAAGATATATTGATTTGCATCTGTTTTAGCAACACCTGAGCCACCTGAATTAGTTCTTAATACACAGCCACCTTCTTGACCTAACAAGAAATAATGTCCGTTATTATCTTTGACTAAGATAGCCAATTCTTTAAAGCTACCTAAAAGAATTATCTTATCTCGTTTCTCCTGCTCTCTATGGTTTAATCCAAGAGTAACAGTTTGCATATTTAAAGTGTTTCCAGTTGCATCATCAAAAGTTTGTTCCTCAACATACCCTGAAGTTCCTTTGTTGAATGCAAATGCATAAGGAACAGCTGGAGATATTAATTCGATTGATTCTATTTTTGTTCCTGGACTTTCATAAGTGTATCCTGAGATATTACTTCTTTCAGTAATCCACATCTGAGTAAATAATCCTCCGATATTTGACTTGCAATCCTTCGGTATTCCACCGTCTAATAGTTCACAAAGTTTATAAAAAGGGAGGTTGCCCTCCCATTAATTTTTTTGGCTTAGTTGTAATATACAATCTCTTTTCCTACTAAGTGCATAACACCGAATTTGAAAGAACCGATTGCATAAGAAGTCTTTGGATTAGTCGGGTCTTGAATGAATGAAATTTCCATCTCATCACTTTCTAAATCTGTTCCCCAAACTAAATTCATTGGGTCTGCACAAATTGCTTTTGCATCTCCTAATCCTGGAGCAACAATTACAGGAACACCAGCAAATGTAGTAGTAGCAACATCACCATTAATTGCTAATAAAGCAGGATTTCCAGTTGCACTTGATAAAGCTAATCTGTAAGCAGCATCAGTTGTAATGTTTACAAAGATACTCACTTTCTTACGAACTGTTTTTGGTATCTTTTCGTAGATACGAGTTAATTCTCCAATAACAGTTGCAGCCTCTTCAATTTTAGTTCCATCAGCAGCAACATCAATTACAGTTCCATCAGCAAGTAATTGTTTTTCTAATCCATCACAAAGGTCTGCTGGACTTGCAGCAGTATCACCTTGAAAAGTTAAGTATTCAGTTTGTTCTGAAATACCTTCTTTAATCTTCATGAAGATATAATCAATTGCTTCTGTTGGGAAGTTTGGATTATTGTTTGCTCCTGCTGCTAAACTTTCAGAAAGATAATTTCTTTCCCAATCTAATGTGCAGAAGGGAATGCGAAATCCAATCGGACAAACTTCCAAAGGCTTTTGAGCCAATGTGTAGTTTCCTTGTTCTACTAATTTACAAGCATCAGGCTGTAAAAAAGAACCAAGATTTAAACTTGATACATTTACTACTGATTTAACTGCTAATTCTTTACGGAATAAAGATTTTGTTGAGCCTACTAAAAGGGCATCTGAGTAAAAGCCTTGAGCATTCTTACCTGACCATGTGGTATTATCTATTAATGACATATTATTTATTTTTTATGATTAGTAATTTATTTTAATTTATTTTTTTAATGCTGCTTTGCGTTTTGCCCAGTCTGAAAAAATATCTTGTGCAGACATCTTAACTCCTGTTTCAATTTTCTTTACAACAGTCTTTGCTGCTGGTTGATTAGTCATCTTTACTTGAATTGCTGCAAGTTTAGTTTCTAATGCTGTGATTTTATCCATCAAAGGCTTTAAGAATGGATTAAGAACTGCTTCCATTTCAGTATCTAAAGTTGTAGCTGCATTTGCAGTTTCTTTAATCTCTGCAATTTTAGATTCTGCATCCACTACGATAATAGTCCCGTTTCCTAAATCATATTCACCTGCTGGAACTGGAGCTGCTTCACCATCTATTTCAGTGTAAACTAAAGTTCCTACTTCCATCATTTCTGATTCTGTTTTAATAAGAGTGCCATCAGTGGCTACTACTTCTGCTAATTTTATTTTTTTCATGTTTATTTGTTTTAATTGTGATAATAAAAGTTCCATATTTGCTTCAATAGAATATCCTAAAACATTTTTAGTCTTTACTTCTGAAAGCCAAAATTCTTTATCAGGAATAAAAGTTCCACCAAATAAACTACCTTCAGGTAAATTCCATCCCCATGCATTTGATTTATCAGGAACACCTGTCAACCAAACTTCCTGAAGAATTCCATTTACTTTTTTCTTTGGGTCATGCTCATAATTAAAAGGAACAGTTTTTAACTGCAAGTTCCTTGCAAGTTTTGCAATTACTTCTTTACTAAAAACAATATCAAAATAACCAAGTTCTTTAGTGTATCTTAATATTCTTTGCTCAGGAATTAACAGTGGTCCATAGAGCATTTGTTTTTCTTCATTGAGATACAACTGAATTTCATTTCTCATTGCTACAAAGAACTCTTTATTGGCTGGTGTTTTAGTTAATGCAATTCCAGAGAATCCAAAAGATTCTTTTGTTTCATCGAAATCAACATAAAAGACTTTGCGCTCCATACTTTAAAATACTATTTATTGCAAAACTGTTTTTTTAAATTAAAACAAAGCCCTTCCTTCTAATACTTTTACTCTGTTTGTTACTGCATTAATGTCTCCTTCATATACTACTACATTGCTTTGAGTAGGTGTTCCATTATTACTTCCAATAGGAGTTCCATCAGGATTAAGACCTGTGGTAGGAGTATTGAATGTTGGTGCAACTGGAGCAGGAGCTGGAATGTTTGGGGCAGATGGTGAAGCAGGTGCAGATGATGCAGTTGGTGTAAACTTTGTATTTGCAATCTTTGCAATAGTAGCAGCAGCAACAATACCAGCAGCAGCAGCATAAGCAGCTCCAACAATAGGACCAAATTTACTTCCAGCAGCAAATGCTGCTAATGTAGCCTGTAATCCGTTAATCGTAGCAATAGATAATTCAATTCCTTTGTTTAAATTAAATGCTTTCTCAGCAGCCTCTTGTTCTTCTTTGCTTCCTTCTTGCAATCCTGCTGCTTTTGCAGCATAGTAAACTTCAGACAAATTTAATAACCCATCAGTTAATCTTTTCTCTCCATCAAGTATTGCAGCATCATACTTATCTTTGTTACTCTTGTCAGTGGCTCTTTTTTCTTGCTTATTTTCTAATAAGTTACTAAAACTTTTAAATAATTCATCATCATCTGTTTTTATTTCTTGGATTTGATTCTTTTTTGATTCTTTTAACCAGCTATCAACCTCTGCTATGTAATCTTTATATCCTTGAATCCTTTGTTCACTCCAGAACTTTTGTAAGTCATACTGCTTCTGTAAATAGGCTTCTTCATCACTAATCTTTTTTAATCTTAGTTTTTCAAGTCTTGCTGCTTCCTTCTCTTCTTCTGCTTTGACATAGTCACTTTTTAATCCTGCTGCCTTTAATAATAAAAAGATTTCTGAGATACTTCATGTTTCGCAAAATCACCT